CAAAATACAGAAATAATGAAATAAAACCAATGCTATTTCCAAATGTGATTCTTGATGTAGCTAAAGGATATAACCAATCTTGGTTACTAATTGAGGTCAACGATATTGGAGATCAAGTTGCAAGTATTCTTCAATATGATTTAGAATATGAAAATATTCTTATGTGTGCAATGAGAGGTAGAAATGGGCAGGTGGTTGGTTCTGGATTCAGTGGAAAGAAATCTCAACTTGGAGTTAGAACAACAGCAGCAGTTAAAAAATTAGGTTGCTCCAATCTCAAAACTTTAATAGAAGATGACAAATTACTTACAACTGATTATGAAGTTATTTCAGAATTAACTACTTTTGCTCAGAAAGGAAATTCTTTTGAAGCAGAAGAAGGATGTAATGATGATTTGGCAATGTGTCTTGTCATATTCTCTTGGTTGGTTGCACAAGATTATTTCAAGGAGATGACAGAGAATGATGTAAGAAAAAGAATATATGAAGAACAAAAGAATCAGATAGAACAAGACATGGCACCGTTTGGATTTATTTCGGATGGATTTACGGATGAAACTACTTTTGTAGATAGTTCTGGTGATAGATGGTATGCCGATGAATATGGTGATCGATCATATATGTGGGATTATATGTAATGTCATTCAATGATGATATTGAATTAGAACATTTACTTTTTTTAGAAAGAAAATGTAGGGTATGCGGAAAGGTAAAAAATTTATTGAATGACTTTTATAAGACTAGAAAAGATAGAACTCTTGCATCATCATATTCTTATGAATGTAAAGAGTGTACAAAGCAGAGAGTTAATAGAAAAAACTTAAAAGTAAAGAATGTTATATGGGAATACCCAGATTGGTGATATCACGCATAGTTTCCCCAGTGAAAATACCCCTTTCCATAAATATTTTTAGATAAATTTGGACTGCGAGGGTAGAACAGATGCCACTAAATTTAGCATCTCCTGGTATTGTAGTAAGGGAAGTAGACCTGACCGTTGGTAGAGTTGATTCAACCTCTGCCAGTATTGGTGCGATTGTTTCACCTTTCGCACAAGGTCCGGTAGAGGTCCCAACAATAGTTGAGAGCGAAAAAGACTTATTAGAAGTCTTTGGGAAACCATACGGAACAGATAAGCACTATGAGCACTGGCTCACTGCTTCATCATATCTTGCATATGGGGGATCACTAAGAGTTGTAAGAGCGGATGGCACCGGTCTTCAAAACGGAAAAGTTGGTGCTGCAATGAGCATCAAAATTAAGAGTTTAGATCACTATGAGGAATTAGGATATGACGAAAATCCAATTTCCAATATTGTCGTTGCAGCAAGAAATCCTGGTTCTTGGTCTAATGGATTGAGAGTTGGTATTATTGATGGAAAAGCTGATCAAATTTTGACTTTATCTGCGGCAAATGGTGTTGCCGTTGGAATGGGAGTTACTCAAGCAATTTCTGCAACTTTACCAGGTGCAGGGACAACTTCCGTTCTTACAGGACATTTAAAGGGTATTGTTACTGAAGTTGATGGAACTGACATATCAGTAAAATTACTTGAATATGTTTCTGGATCAGGAACAGTTACTGAAGTTGATTATCAACCTTCTGGAGTATATCAATTCTCAAGTGGTACTAATGTTGCCATTCATACTGCTGGACAAAGTGCATCTTATGCATCAACATCAGTCAGTGCTGAAAAAGACTGGTTCGATCAGCAGTCTCTTACATTAACTTCCTCTACATCAGTTAAGTGGAACACTCTTTCAGAACGTCCTGGAACCTCCTCATATGCAGCAGCAAGAGGATCTAGATTTGATGAGGTTCATGTTGTTGTGATTGATGGTGATGGTGATATTACCGGAAACAGTGGAACCATTCTTGAAAAAAATCTTGCTTTATCAAAAGCAAAAGACGCAGAGTATTCACTCGGTTCTCCATCATATTGGAGAAAATTTATTGCAAATAATTCAGAGTTTATCTTTGGTGGTTCTGCACCAGCTGGAATCGTAACAACTGGATTTGCAAGTGGTGGAACAGGATTTGATCTTGAGACCGATGTTGGTTGGGATCAAAATGCAGAAGGAATCACATTTGCAGCAACTGGAAATTCCAATAATACTTTAACGGGTGGTTGGAACTACGATGGTGCTGGTAATGTACAAAATGATGGTGCATTAACTGCAGGATTAAGTGGATTGGTAACTGGTTATGAATTATTTGAAAATAAAGAACAGTTTGAAGTAGATTTCATTCTGATGGGATCTGCTGGATATGCTAAGGAAGATGCACAGGCACTTGCTAATAAGTGTATTGCAGTTGCCGAAGCAAGACAAGACGCAGTTGCATTCATTTCACCATATAGAGGTGCAGCACTAACTGACACCACTGATGATAGAGCAGTAACTGTCAACTCCGCTGATACTATCACCGATAACGTAATTAGTTTCTTTGCCCCAATCACTTCATCATCTTATGCCATCTTTGATAGTGGTTATAAGTATATGTTTGATAGGTTTGCAAATACATTCCGTTATGTTCCTCTAAACGGTGATATTGCTGGCACATGTGCTAGAAATGATGCAAACAATTTCCCATGGTTCTCACCAGCAGGAACAAGTAGAGGTGCTATTCTTAATGCAGTTAAACTTGCTTATAATCCAAGTAAAACTCAAAGAGATAGACTTTATTCAAATAGAGTCAACCCAGTAATCTTCTCACCTGGTTCTGGTATTGTTCTCTTTGGAGACAAGACGGGATTTGGTAAGGCATCAGCATTTGATCGCATTAACGTTCGTAGATTGTTTATCTTCCTTGAAGATGCGATTTCTGCTGCCGCAAAAGATCAACTTTTTGAATTCAACGATGAAATTACAAGAACTAACTTTGTGAACATTGTTGAACCATTCCTTCGTGATGTTCAGGCAAAGAGAGGAATCTTTGACTTTGTAGTTATTTGTGACGAAACAAATAACACTGCTGCAATTATAGATAATAATGAGTTTGTAGCAGACATCTTTATTAAACCCGCAAGATCAATCAACTTCATCGGTCTTACGTTTGTTGCCACCAGAACTGGTGTTTCATTTGAAGAAGTTATCGGTAACGTTTAATTTAGAGGTATAAGAAACAATGGCAAACCGTCAACAAGTAAACACCTTACCATTAAGGACCATCAGTGACTTTAAGAGTAAACTGAAGGGTGGTGGTGCAAGACCCAATCTATTTGAAGTGGAACTCACATTTCCTTCAATTGTTGGAGTTCAAGATGAAAATGAAGTAATTGAAAATTCTAGATTTCTTGTAAAGGCAGCAGCACTGCCTGCCTCTACAATTGCTAATATTGATATTCCTTTCAGAGGAAGAATCTTAAAGATTGCTGGTGATAGAACATTCGAAACCTGGACAATCACTGTTCTTAATGATACTTCATTTGCTATTAGATCAGCATTTGAAAAGTGGATGAATACCATCAACAAACTTAATGATGGTACTGGAGAAACAGATCCAGCACTTTATCAAGTAGATGCTAAGGTTCATCAACTCGACCGTGATGGAAGAACCCTCAGAAAATATGTCTTTAAAGATGTATTTCCAACTAATATTTCTTCTATTGATCTCAACTATGACACCACTGATACCATTCAGGAATTCACAGTAGAGATGCAGGTTCATTTCTATGAGGCATTCAAGGGTGATGCTCCACAATCTGGTGGTGAGAACATTAGCTAAATAGTAAAATAAAGTCTAGTTAGTTTATAATATGGCAAAACTTTTTGGTTTTTCTATTGAGGATAACGAGAAAAAATCCAAGTCCATAGTTTCCCCCGTCCCCGAAAATAACGAGGACGGGGTTGATAACTATATTAGCAGTGGATTTTATGGTTCGTATGTAGATATTGAAGGACAATATAGAACAGAGTTTGATTTAATAAGAAGATATAGAGAAATGTCACTTCATCCCGAAGCGGATGGTGCCATTGAAGATGTTGTCAATGAAGCTATTGTTAGTGACCTTTATGATTCTCCTATTGAAATTGAATTATCAAATTTAAATGCTACTGACAATTTAAAAAAAGCAATAAGAAAAGAATTCAAATATATCAAAGAAATTTTAGACTTTGATAAAAAGTCTCACGAAATTTTTAGAAACTGGTATGTTGATGGAAGACTTTATTATCATAAAGTAATTGATATCAAAAAACCTCAGGAAGGAATTAAAGAACTGAGATATATTGACCCCATGAAAATGAGGTTTGTAAGACAAGAAAAGAAAAAAGATAAGAATATTATTGGACCAAATATTCCTGGTCGTGACGAATCTAAAAATGGAATTGCTCCAGAGATTGAAGAGTATTTTGTTTATACACCAAAACCAAACTATCCAACAGGCAATTTAACTGCTGGTGGTGGAAACAAAGGAACTAAGATTGCAAAAGACGCAATTACATATTGTACTTCTGGTCTTGTAGACAGAAATAAAGGCACTGTTCTTTCTTATCTTCATAAAGCAATCAAGGCACTCAATCAACTTAGAATGATTGAGGATTCTTTGGTCATCTATAGATTATCAAGAGCACCAGAACGTAGAATCTTCTACATTGATGTTGGTAATCTTCCAAAAATCAAGGCAGAACAATATTTGCGTGACGTAATGAACCGTTATCGTAATAAGCAAGTTTACGATGCAAATACTGGAGAAATTCGTGATGATCGTAAATTTATGTCCATGATGGAAGATTTTTGGCTTCCTAGACGTGAAGGTGGTAGAGGAACTGAAATCTCTACACTTCCAGGTGGTCAAAATTTGGGAGAACTTGCTGATATTGAATATTTCCAAAAGAAACTCTACAGAGCACTTGGAGTTCCTGAATCCAGAATTGCTGCCGATGGTGGTTTTAATCTTGGTCGTTCTTCTGAAATTTTAAGAGACGAACTTAAGTTTGCAAAGTTTGTTGGTCGTTTGAGAAAGAGATTTGCTCAGATGTTCAATGATATGTTAAAGACTCAACTTGTTCTTAAAAATATTGTATCACTTGAAGATTGGGATAAAATTTCTGATCACATTCAATATGATTTCTTATATGACAATCAGTTCTCCGAACTTAAAGAAACTGAAATGTTGAATGAAAGACTTGGTGTTCTTGCAACAATCGAACCATATATTGGTAAGTATTATTCAACTCAGTGGGTTCGTAGCAAAGTTCTCCGTCAGACTGATGCAGAGATGATTGAGATGGACGAACAAATTGAACAGGAAATTAAAGATGGAGTTATTCCAGATCCAAGTGCAATAGATCCAATCACGGGAGAACCATTACCTGGTGGTGATGAATTATTGGGCGATATTCCTGTCGATGAAGATCCAGATGATGCTGCAGGTAAACTTACTGATGCTGATGGCAAAGCTGCCGAGATATAAATAGAAAATATAGTTATTATAAATTTCATGGAAGAAATTGTAAATTTAATTGGAGCAGATTCTTCTGCATCTGATATTAGTGATCGTATTAAAGACGTTTTGTTTGCAAAAGCAGCAGAACGTATCGAAGGTATTAAACCAACAGT